AGCGGCCCTTCACAAAATATTAAACGCCCGGCGAAAGAATTTTCTTGACAATGAGGGCCGGTAATGCTATTATTATCAGGCACTTAAATGCGCGAGTGGTGGAATTGGCAGACTCGCTAGATTCAGGTTCTAGTGCTCACTCCGGGCGTGCGGGTTCAAGTCCCGCCTCGCGCACCATAAAAAGAGAAATCCCGTAGTTATTGAAACTGCGGGATTTTCTTTGTTTATCAATGCTTTGCGGGTTTTGCACTGTACAGATATTTTCCACAAATTTCAGACAGCATCTGCCGTTTGTAGGACTTTTAAGTGGCCATTTTACACCACTTTTTACACCACCTAAAAAATGGACGGTGTTATTCCACGTCCACAATCCCGAAATAATACGCTGCCATCTTTGCATTGGGGCTTTTCGCGTCCTTATCGAACAAAAACGCCTTTGCCATGCAAGCGTAAAATTCGGGTGTGCCTACGTTGTATTTGTTGGCGACGGTGCAGTAATCCGAATACATCATGTTCATTGCTACGTTCCAGCAATAATCGGATATATGATCGAATTTTACGCCGATGGACTGTGCAACTGCTGTTGTCTGCGCGATCGTCCAGTGCCCGCCGGTCGTGCCGTCGTCGTTCAGCATTTTAGAATTCCATGCCTCCGCGTCGTCACGAGTAAATTTACCTGTGCGGCATAGACACTGTTCCATGCTGTCTATCGCTTCCCAGCAATCTACCATGCCGTGCACTGCCTGATACGTCCGTTCAGTCGATGGCAGCGCCATGTATTCGGCTATGGATTTTTCAAGCTTTTCTTTATAGGCTTTGATTTTATCCTTCATAATCAAATACTCCCGATTCTTTATATTTTTTGAAGGTTTCTAAAAATTCGTTTGCGCTTTCTACTGTAGAACAACTACAGCAGTAGTGAAGTTTGAACAAGAACAAAATGAAGTCCACCCCTAAGCTGCCTTCATTCATGCCAGTTTCACCATGCTTGCGCAAACGTGGTTGATCGTACCTGCTACGCCGCTTATGGCCGCGCTGATAGTGGGAGCGCTATTGCAGCATACGGGGATATAAATTGTGGTTTCAACGTGCAGTGTGTAAATGTTGTTTGCTGCGGTCGTTACCTGTGCATCAGCGCAAGGCAGCGCGACGGTATCTTTAAAGGCTTTAAGCTCGGCCGTACCGGCTGCGTCAGCCGTGAATACAACATCATAGCTGATGCGATAAAGGCCGCTGGACGCGACTACAAAGCCGCCTGCGACGGTATCTATCGAACAGCCGGTATCGGTGTTCAGGATGCCCAGCACGTTAACGGGCGTACCAGCAGCAACGAAGGTCTGCGCGGTATTGTTGTATGCGTTCTGTGCGCTTTTGTAATGCGCGTTTTTCAGTTTAGAATTGCAAGCCATAATTATAATTCCTTTCATAGTTTGATTTAATATTAAAGCCCGGACAGCGTTTACTATCCGGGCTAACGCTGTTAAAGCGGATAATCATTTAGGGTTATGCGCAGCAACCGCCGCCGCAAAACGGGGACATACCGGCATTGTAGGTATAGCCGTTGGGATAGCGAACTACGCCATACATACGGTTATCCATTTCAAGGCTGGCAATACGCGCCGACTGTTCGGCAATACGCTGTTCAAGCTGCGATTTTTCAAGCGCTGCGAACTTCGCTTCAAGATTTGCGTTAACGCCGTCGATGGCGCGCTGTGTCTTGCAGCAGCAATCGGCAAGCTGTGCCTGGATGCTGTTGCCGGTCTGCATAATGGTCATGTTCGTGCCATTCTGAGCAAGCGCCATCTCTTTACCGAGCTGGCCGATGTTGCCCTGCACATCGTAGCCAAGATTGCAAATGCCGTTGCCGATATTGGTAAGGCGATCATTAATCTGGCCGAACTGCTGGCCGAAAAGGATCTCCTGCTGTGATGCAGCGGTTGCATACTGGCCATAATCACCGTTGCGGTTGCCCCAGAAGCCACCGCCCATGAACACAAAGAGGAACAGGATTATAATCCACCATGCGCCACCATTGCCCCAGCCGTCGTTATCGTTACCACGAGTTACGGCAGCAATGTCGCTGAGAGATACGGTATCCATTGTTTGGTCTCCTTTCGTAAGAATTGAAATTTATATATAAGCCGTGTCGACCCGACTTATTTCAGGAATTGCATAAAGTCCTTTGCTTGTTTCTGCAAATCAGCAAACATCTCTTTGCTCATTTGCCCAGAAGTTAGTAACCGTTCGACTTCCTTTTGTGCTTTTTCGGGTGTCATGCCCTGCGCGAATTTGCGAAATTCAGCTATCATTGCAAGAGGGTTATTCGGCATTCGCTTTCCCACGCTTTGCCCTAACATCTGCATCATCGGATTTGCCATTCAATATGTCCTCCAGTCGCTTTATTCTGATTTCAAGATCATTTACGTTTACTTCGGGCGCTGGCTGATAAGGTGCGATAGAATACGGCGTTATCGTCGGATAGCCTGCGCCGTCAGTCGTTTTCAGCCACACTATAGGATCGTTTTCATCCAGCAGAAGCACCGAGCTGTCAGCGGCCATCCTGAACGCGTCAGCGCCGTTTCTGCCGTTTACTTTGATAACCTGGCATCTTTGCGGCATCTGCGCTCCTGTGCCCATCTGTGGCGTGTAGGGCGGTGCATATCCATAGCCGTTTCCGTAACCGTACATTCCGTTCATGGGTTAACCCCCTTTATTTTTTTCTGCCTAAATCATCGCATAAAAAAAGCCCCGTAACGTGTCAGTTACAGGGCGATAATGTGTCATAAAAAAAGAGGGTAACGCATAATGCGCTACCCTTTAACTATGTCCGCTATTTTGTTTTTGATGCTGCGAATACGCCGGTTGATCGTTTCAACACTGCAATGCTGCCGGTCGGCTATTTCGATGATGGATAATCCGTCGGCGCGTAGATTAAGTATTGTCTTTTCTTCAAGCGTAAAGCCGCATTCAGCTATCAGCCGTTCGCGCAATGCCGTTGGAAATTGCAGCTTGCATTTTCGCTTCGGCTGCGCTATTTCTTTCAAGGCTTCCATTGTCACCGCCTATCAAAGCTTCATAGATGATATCGGCAAGGTTTGCCGATGCTTCGTCAATGCCGTTTATCCGGCAAAATTCTTTGATGGTTGCAGTCATCAAACAGCCTCCGTTTTATGGTTTACAAGGGATTACTTATCACACTTCGGCTTATCGTACTCCATAGCCTGCTTGCTGTCGCTGACTCCGGCGGTCGTTGGGTCTGTGACTACGCCGAGAATGGTAAGCACCGCGAACAGCGCGTTTACAACGGCCAGCAGCTTGTCGCCCAGTGCGTCAAGCTTGAGATCAATGCCGAACACAGCCGCCACTACCTGAATAAGCAGCAGCAGCGCCGGGATTAGCGCAAGCCAAAAGGTTTTGTTTTTAATGCGTACAGTCCAGTTGATTTTCATAAATGTGCCTCCTATTAATGATGATGATTTTTCATGTCGTCTTCAAGATCGCTTATGCGATGGTTGATTACCTTAATCTGTTCCTCTACCACAGGCATACGCTTTGCAAACTTGTTGTGCTCCCTGACCTCGCGTGTCAGCTCGATCACCTTTGTTTCCATTACCGCCTGTGATTTGCTGTTGCTGATAAGTACGCCGATAAGCGTTAAAACGCCGGTTATGATAGCTACGACTACACTTTCAACCATTATTTTTTAATTATCCTCTCGCAAAAAATTATCGTCCTGAGCATGTCCTCGGTCAGGTCAACCACGCCGTCGCCCTTGCCCTGAATAACGCCGTCGGCCATAAGCTTCTTCACCGTGTCGCGGTAAAGGCCTTCGGGAACGTCGTTGACCGTTTTCCATCTCACCATATCCTCATCCTCCGTTTTCTGTGTGTATTTCGGTCTGCCGAAGCCGTAGACCGTGCCGCTGTTAAGGCTGTGTCTGACGCGCTGGACGCTGTTCTGATAGTTGCCCTCGATAGTCACAAACGTGCTGCCGCTAACACTTTCGACAATGCCTGTGTGACACGGCAGGCCGTCGCGCGTGTCTTTCTGGAAATACTGGTCGCCAACTTCGGGCTTGGTGTAAAGCCTTGCCTGTGCCGCGTAGTACTTCGCCCAGCTTACGCAGCTCGCACCATATTGCCCGGTAAGGCACAGCGTTTCCTTTGCCGCGTTTCCGGCTATGCGCCAGAAGCACCACGCTACAAAGCTTGTGCACCATTCATAGCCGTTCTTCGGCGTGTTCCAGAACTTCGCCTTATCAAGCTCGGCCTGAAACATCGTGAAGTTGCCCCGCCCGGCGTTATCTGTGAAACTGTATAGGTCTTTGTTCGATGCCTTTTCCTTGTAGCCTATGTATTTTGCGGCCAGCTCAAGCACCTGTTTCGGGGTAATGTTCATGGTTGAAAAATCACCGTCCTTTATCATCTCGGTGGGCATTTTTTATTTTACCCATCTCGCGCCCTACGAGATGATCTTCAATTTGTGGCGGTTGTAAATCTTCAAGGATAGCTATTCTTTTTTGGGGCTTGTGCTGTCTATCTAAACTGAGCCGCCGCAGTTTTCTTTTTTCAAGCCGCCTATTTATAAGCCCCCGAACGGCAGGGGGCAGTATTGCAAACGGCATTAATGCCGGTCACAAGCTACGCATCCTCCCACGCACTCGGCAGCGCGGCGGCATCGTGAACGCAGTTGTCCTGCTTGCAACGATAGACCTTGCCGTCTGCGGCCTTGTAGCATTCGTCTTTCATGTACATTCCCGACGTGCCGTTGGCATCGACCCACGGTTTCGCCTTTGCCGGGTCTGTAGTGTGACATAGCCCCCATAGAGCGCGAAGCGTTGACGGCCTGCCCTGATAATTCGCGGCGTTGTGCGGCTGTATAAGCGTCCACACCTGTCCCTCGTCCGCAACCGGCGTTCCCACAGGACATGCGCTGTAGTCCTTCGTCGCGTCGAAGTCCGGCACGGCGATTTCCGCGGCTATGATCTCGGTGCCCGTCATGGTGTTCGCCTTTGTTCGCAGGGCTGCGGCATCGTCTGCGCCTTTTTCCTTCATTTTTTCGATTGCTTCATCCTTAGTCATATGCTGTTAACCCCCTCTCTGTAGGCTGCGTCGAGTGCTGCCGGAGTTATTGCGTCTGCAATTTCAGCCCTCATGTCCTGCACTGTACTTGCGCGGTCGTTAACTTCAAGCACTCTGCCGGTCTGTATCCAATCAGCGAGATTATTTTCAATCTCCTGTTGCAGCCCGTCGCGCTGTTTAATATGAAATACATACTCGTCATACTCGTAGAGCGGTGTAGTGTTTTCATCATCCGTTGGAGTAATGTCTTTGCTGTTTTCATGCAGTCTGACCTCGACATAACCCGGCATAGGCCAGTAGCTTTCAACCGTCACAGCTGCCGGGGAAGTGTTTCCTTGTACTCTCATGATTAGAACCTCCTCTACTGCGGTCTATATACCATACGTACATAGGCTGTTGTTGAGCTTGTACCACTTTCAAAGAAATCTCCAATGCAGAAAAGGCCGTCAGCCCCTCCCCCACGATAGGTATTAAACATTGGGTACGTCGTATAGGACGGGTTTTTTGGACGATTTATAGCATCACACATATAGGTGCTCTCACTGCCCTGGGCTGTGCTACCATTGTTTTCGGGAAGCATAATCCAAGGCTTTTCGGGGTCTAAACCGACTTTAACAATATATTTCGAGCCGATACCAGTCGGTATGTCATATGTCAGAGTGTATGTAAACGATGCGTAGTCGTTGTATTTAGTCGGCGTCGTGTTTATTACATACTGTCTCGCGTTCAGGTGAGTTAAGACGCCTGTAATCTGGTACAACAGCCCGCCCCACAGGTCCTCTATCCCGCGCCAAACAACGCTGACTTGCCCGTCCGTGCCTGCCGGGATGCCTGTAAGCCCCGGTACTGAGTCGCAACCGCCGGTGTCTGGTATGTTATACGTGTCTACAACGCCGCGACCGATTACACTTTGAACATCGTTGTTAGCAAATTCGACCAGAATTAACATCTGCAACGCTGAAAGTGCTGCCAAATCAAACAGCGACCAGCCAGAGCCTCGCGCGGTTGCTGCTTTATAGAACTCCGGATTGTCTACTCCACCACTTGTGCTTGTAGGTCTGGAAGTCGCGCTCTTAGAGACATAGCTGTGTGTAGTATTTGACGCGAAAGGTGGGTAAGCTTGTATATAGAAATAATCCGTTGTCTTTCCAGAGATGGTGAAGGTAGGATGTACTTCAAAGTTTTCAACCGCCGCGTCTGCAATTTTAATGTATTCAATATTACCCTCCCGGTATCGCCGATACCAGAATTTTGGGATTTTGACCATTACGTCGCCCGTGGACAAGGTTTCGCGGACAATACCATTCCAAGGGTATACTGCACTAAAATCACTACTTCCTGCTACGGTTCCTTTAGATGCCGTTGCCGTCATACCTACTGCGTCGTCGGTTCTTGCCCATGCCGGGGATGAGTTCGTAATATCGCGACTAATACCAAATATTCGCAAGATATGCAGCTTAACGCTCTTCACTTCTCGATCAGCAGTAATAACAACAGTATCAGATACTGTTTTCGAGCCCAGCGTGGCTCTAACAGTCCAAGTTCCAGCACGCGCAACCTTAAACGAATATGTGCCACTGGTATCCGGCGCAGTGTACTTAGTGCCGCCAAGCTCGCAAGTACAAGTTGCGCCAGCAGTATATGTCACCTGAATTATCGCAGCAAACGACGAACCGCCGCCTGCGTGATTGATAAGAGGCATTACAAATCCCTCCTTACGATGATGGTAACAGGGATATCAATAGTCGGGACATCACCCAGCGCGACGAGCTGAATGCTCCCTGCCGCCTGTGTGCCGCCGACGATCATAGCGCCCGAAAGTGCTTCCATCTGCGCCTGCGTAATGCCGTTGTTTTCTCGCGGCAGAAGCTCGACCGCCGATGTCGCCGTAATGTTCGCGTTACTGACGGTGTATTTCTTTGCCGTACTCCAGCTCGACGCATACAGCGTTAAATTCACTTTCGACGACCGCCCCGCGGAATAGACCTCCCACGTATACCCCGTAGCCGCCGCCGCTGTGCAGTGATAAACAAGCTTTGCCGCCGTGTCGATGTACTCCTGCCCGACAACACCGACGGTCGATGTCGTGGGCGGCGCGGTGCCGATGATGGGCTGAGCGTCTCCGAGAAGCTTGAGTGCTTCATTGATCGTCGGATCATTACTCGTAAGCCCCAAAGCCGTTTTGGTCTCGTCCGTCAGCAAATTGGATTTTGATAGCGGCGTTCCGACAGTCTCGCATCCATCAGGGTTCAGTGCGATATCCAGCGTTGCATTTCCGGCAAGCAGCTGTGTTCGCCATTCTGAAAAGCTCTCAGGCAGCGATGAGGGCGCTTTGAGCTTCCTCGACGTGCCGTCGCCTTTGATTACGGTGTTTTTCAAATGCTTTCCTCCTATTCTCCGCAATAATACAGATTAACGTATTCAAATGCGGCAACTGTTTTGTCTATCTCGTCATACAATGACTGTTCCAGTTCGACGAGCGCCGCGTTTATGAGATAGAGCAGATACTCAATGTCATTCGCGGTCGAGAATGTGAGATTGCGCATGCTCGTCGGTACTGTCGGCGCGTCGACCGGCAATGTAAGCTGTCCTCGCAGCTCGGTAAGGTTAGCAAGGTATGTTTCCATTGCCGCCTGCATCGGTATGTCCGTGACCGCCCAATCGGTCTTGGGGCTGACCGTGATGCTTTCGGGGTCATACGGCAGAACAACGGTAACGTCATTGCCGCCGCCTCTCGCCGCGCTGTATGCCGCCACTCTCTGCGGCAGCGTCTTCATTTGTTGCGCGATATACGAAACGGCCTGTCCGACGCGGTTTAAGTCGGTGTAGTTATACGCGCCTTTCATACCGGCCATATATTCCGTTTTCTCCGCGTCAGTCAGGGCGCTCAAGCCTCCGGCGAGTATCTTTCCCTTTAGCTCGTAAACGCGGTCTACATCGGCTTGTGTGCGGTCATATATAAGGTCGTCGATCACACTCATATCAAAGCTTTCACCTTTACCTTTCCGCTCAGAGAGCCGTTGAATGTTATCTCATCAACCAACACAAGCGCATCCATCTCGTCGGTGTACATGGTCTGCAAGCCTATAATGTCGCCGACTTCGAGCTCGGGATTGCCGCGATACGTCGCATCGTAAGTGTTGCGCATTGTAAGATACTTTTTGACGTGCTCGGCAAGCGCAGCGCACATATCGTCGTTAGTTATGAGAGGATTTGTCTCCTTATCGGTTTCTCCGTCCAAATTCACGGGGTAAGAAACGACCACCGAGTTTTCAGACAAAGTTTTACCTGTTATGGTCACGGTTTTGGTGCCGGAGGATAACACCAAATCGGCAGCTCTCGCATATATATCGGAAGATACAAGCGTACCGCCGGTAACCGTGATTTGTACATCCGCTGCAAGACCTGAGAACTCAATATGTAGGTTGGTCTCGGCGGTCGTTCCTCCAAATAGCACACTACTGTCGCCGTTGGCCGTGTAAGCGTATTTTGCGACGGTAACGGTCTTGAGCTGATCGATTTTTGACAGCGTTTGACTGTCTTCGGATATCGTAGTGAAGTCCAACGTATAATCCGTTTCGCGGTAATAGACCTTACTCACTCGTGCTCGGCGATAAGGTAAACCGCCGAGAACAGTGACCTCGAACTTTGTGCAGTCAGACGCAAGCGAGCTCGTGATGACCGTCTCAGCAGACGTTATACCGCTTACGACTTTGGTATCAAGCAACGTATCGCCGCTGTAATACTTGACCTGCACCGACGAGGGATATTCATCTATCGGCGTATCAAAGCACAGCGTGAGCACCGGCAGATCATGCGACACATCGAACTCCTTAGTAAACACCGGCGCTGTGTCGTAATCTCCGCTGCTGTCCGACACGCTCTGACTTACATAGCCGCGCCCCGACGCGTTCTCACTTTCGATAAGCACCTGTTCTTCCCCGCCGTCAAGCGCCCAACGATTGAGCTCAAGCGTGATATAGGTGTTATCCGTCTTGTTGCCTTTATCAACGCTGTTCCACTCGCTGAACCACATATGGCCGTTATCAGACCATGTACCGTTGTATATGCCGATAATCGTAACGCCGAACGGCTTAATGTGTATGATATTATCGTCATCGGTGAACAGGCGGCAGCGGCAAGCGTGGGCTATAAGCTGCAAGCAATTCATGTGCGTGTCGATAGGAAGCGCGGCAGTGGTTTTCATCTGCTTCAGTGCGGGGTCTATCACCCAGGGATGTGTTCCGAGCTCGGTAAGCGTCAGGTCTGCATCCAGCAGCACTTCCTCTGCCATGTCGTAAAAGGTCTTTTCGCCTAACTTGCTCTTATAAAAGCTGCCCGTTAAGCTGCCGATAAGCCCTGTGCCGGTAAACGTAGCCTGATTTTTCGAGGCTTTGGGCTTGCTGTTCAAAACGTACTTGTCGCCCTTAGTCCACTCGACATTTCCGTCCGGCAGCTCGTAGCCGAAGCTTATGGTTACCGGCGAGTTTTTGTCGACATAGGCGTACATGCCTGTAGGATTGTCAGGATCGTATTTATGCTCGTAATCCAGTATCGCAAACTGCATGGTCTCTTTCGGCAGTCTGCGGCTCAAGGGGTCTACATCGTGCGACTGCTTCGTTGATACGATATCGCTGTTTGTAAACGTCTTTTCAATGCCATACATGATACGCTCCAAACGTGGGCGGCGATAAGGAAGCATATTACCAAACACGAGTTCGATCTTGTCACACGAGGCTATGCGAGCCTCAAAAGCTGCCTCGGTGTCAGTTACACTTATTGTTTTATTTTCGACCACTTCATTATTAAGATAAAACTTTGCGGTAATCTCAAGCGGCCACTCTTTAGTACGCGTATCAAAAATAAACGTAAGCCCGGCGAACGTGTGAGGGTTGGTAAACTCCCTTGTCAGCACTGCACTTGTGGTAAACTCGCCGTTTGCATTACTTATAAGCGTAGATGTAAAGCCGTCTTGCCGCGTATTGCCCGTGTTCGATACCAGAATGATTTGGGAGCCGTCAAGCCCCCACCTGTTCAACTCCAACGTCGCATAGGTTTCTTCATAGTCATATTCGTAATCTATCGTGTCAAATTCCGAATATCCCTGTGCACCGTTGCTCTCCCATTCGCCGTCTGTTGCTGCCGCTACGTCGACGTTTGAAAACGCGACTTTTACATACGAGCGGTTTCTGAGCATAGACCTCATGCTCAACTTGTAAGCATCGCTTACCTGCTTCACGGTCTACACCTCCTTAGAACGGCTCGCCGCAATCGATAAGATTGACTTTACAATTGATATAATCCAGCGGCAAGCCGGTTTTCGGGTCAAGATGAAGCGGCTCGGCTGTGCGGTCACCGGGGTACATTTTTCGCGTTGTCCAGCGGTTATTTACCATATCGGGATAGCTCACAGTCACATAAAATCGGCTAAACTCCTTCAATATAGCCGACCATTGAGCAGCGGTAAGATAACCCCATTCAAGGTTGTTTATCTTCTGCTGCTCGCGGCCTACCACCTGACCGACAACGACTGCATTTGCGTTTCGGGCTGAGTCAACAATAGTGGCGACCATTAAATTCAGCCCCCGTCGAGGCGTGGGATATGCCTTGCCGTTGATTTTTATAAAGCTGTTCATATCCTCACGCCTCCTTAATAAGCGTTTGCAAACGCACCAACATTGACTCTGCGGCCTCTGCTCTGATTGTATCGATCATAAGAATGGCCTATCGCGTCATCGCCGATATAAACGTCCATATCCTTAGACTCAACCACGTTGATAAGCGAATATATTGCAGCGATAACGCCGTCATTTGCATTAGTAACACCGGCTGATATGCCCTCTACAATCTGGTCGTTGTTGGCTACCGCCGTTCTGCGTCCCATTGTGCCGACCATCTCAGCGCCGGACTCACGAGCAATAAACAACTGCCCTTCGTTCGGAAAACCGCCCTCTGCGAAAAGGTCAACGTGTTTTATCTTGTCAAGGCCGCTCCAATCACTGCCTGTAATCTTCGCAGCAATAGATACCACAGCGTTAAACTTTCCTATCAGGCCATTGATTATGTCTATAACTTTATTAATAGCATCTTGAACAATCGAAACTAAACCACGTAACAATACATCCTTTGCAAAAGTTTTAATTGCAGAAATCGCCGTTTTAAACGCATCCTTTATTGCATCCCACGCACTTGAAAACTTCTCTTTCAAAGGGTCTATCACGTTGTCTTTAAACCAATTTACTACTGGTGCGAATATTTCTTTGATTTTTCCCCACAAATTCTCAAAGCCTGAGCGTAGGCGCTCCCACATGTCCGAGAATTTTTCCTTGAGAGGCTCAATGATTTTCTCTTTAAACCAGTTTATGACCGGCTCGAATATCGTTTTGATATCATTCCACAGCTTATCAAATCCTTCGGTCAAGTCCTCCCACAAGCCTGTAAAGAACTCTGTCAAGGGAGCAATGACGTTTTCATTAAACCATGTCGACACGGTTGACCACGTCTCTTGAATACCAGTCCACAAATCGGAAAAGAATTGGCTTACGTCCTCTTTCAGCTTTCTGAAAAATTCTTTGACCGGCTTAATGACTTGTTCGTCAAACCACAAAGGAACGACGATCCAAATAGCCTTTATGATGATCCAGCAGCCTCTAAAAAACTCGCTTATCCAATCAACAATAGGCTCAAAGAAATTAACTATCGGCTGAATAACATTGTCGTTGAACCAAGTAGCGACGGGATCCCACACTGCTTTAACATCTGCCCACAAATCAGAGAAAAAGCCCGATACATCTTTCCAAAGCCCTTTAAAGAAATTAGCGATAGGGTCTATGACGTTCGTCTTAAACCATATAGACGCGTCTTTCCATATCTGTTTGATACCTTCCCAAAGGTTTTGGAAAAAACCCTTGATTTCATCCCAATACCGATAAACAGCCGCCGCGAGCATCACGACACCGGCAATGGCAAGTGGCACCCAACTGCCCGTAAATGTAGATAAGGCAATACCAATTTTTAAAATGCCGCTTTCAAAAGCCAGGAAAGAATTATCGGTTAACTCACCTGTGTCTACAAATTCTTTTATAGCACCTATGGCCTCAGTAATACCGCCAACAAGCAAGCCAACGCCAAAACCGACTTTACCGAATAGTGTTGTTAAGCCAACAGTCAAAGCAACTGTGCCAATTTCAAGGGCAGAAAGCGCTTCTTTAGTTAATTTTGATTGTGTTACCCAATCCTTAAAACCGATTACAAGTAACGCAATACCGCCGACAATCGTTCCAATAGCAAATCCCAGTTTGCCAAATTTCAAAGTAAGACCAGCGGTCATAGTGCCGATGCCTGCAAGCATACCTATAAGATTGCCTTTGTTCAAACCATTAGTCCAAGCATCAAAGGCACTCGCAAGTAACATAACTGCACCGGCAGCAGCAAGCGCAATACCAAGCAGTGGCGTAATTCTTCCGACAAGCTCGCTTATACGCTTCAAAATTCCCTCAAGACCGCCAAGATCGCCAATAATCGATCCTATCTTCCATGCGAGAAAACCAACGCCGATAGCCAGCACAGCAACAAGAATTTCATCCAAATGTTCTTTTACGAACGTAAGCAGTGGCTCAAGCTTTTTGCGAATATTGTCTATTCTCTCTGATATTGCATCGCCGAGAAAATCATACTCAGGAAGCTCAAAATCAAAACCGCCACCGCCGCCTGCACCGCTGCCGGAAGATGATTTGTCTTCCGGCTTGAATACATTCAACTCGTCAAAACCGGCAGTGTACTGTTTAAGTTTTTTTGCAGCATCACCGGCACCTTCGAGGTTGTCCTCAAGAGCGCCAGCGCCGCCTGCTGCATTATCAAGGCCGGAATAGTCAATTGGGGTTAGTTTAAATCCGAATATAGCCGCTATTGTACTTGCAATCTCTTTAATGATCTGAACAACAGCAATCGCCACGGGAAGTATCGCGTTGAGCATTGGGATAAAGATATCGCCTATTGCTCTCGCGCACATAGTGAACTGCGCCTGCAATATTCTGAGTTGATTAGCCGGGGCTTCAAGCGAACGTGCCATATCACCCTGTGCAGTCGTTACCTGTGTCATAATGGCATAATAACGTAGCTCGGCTTTCTCGGCCTGAGTCATTGCCGATACACTTTCATTGATACCCAGTGTATACGCCGTCTGCTGCAAACGTGCCTGAGACAGGTCATAGCCCAACCTACGTAGCGGCTCAAGTTCGCCGGAAATGCCGGACTGCAATTTTAACATTGCATCTTCAACGCTTATATTAAAGAACGAACTTATATCATAGCCTAATTGCGTCAGGTTCTTGCTCATCGTGTATGCTCGATCTGAAACAGAACCAAAGCCCTCTAAGAGCGTGTTGAATATACCCTGATTGCGCATCCACTCGGCAGGGTCAATACCCATGACCTCAGATACAGTCTCGGCGTATTTCTTTGCTTGTTCGGCATATTTGCCCATTGATGCAGTGAAGAGGTTTAAGTCTTCCTGATATTTATTCGACTCTGTAATAGCCGAGCTTATCAAATTCGACACCGTACGCAGTGACAAAGCAACGCCGCCCAATTTTAGAAGCCCTGCCGCTTTGCCGAATTTGCCAACGCTTTTCTTGCCCTTTTCACTGGACGAGATAAGTTTTTGAATTTTCGATGGAAACGCCGAGAAACCGTTAGATACCTTTTGCATCTCATCAGCCAGTGGCTTCATAGCCGTAGCCAGCTCCGACATTTGCCGCGTGAATTTATCAAGATCAACTTTTTCAAGCTCTCCGACGACTTCGGGGAGCTTTTTTAATTGATTAATAAATGTAGTCAGTTTCGATTTTCCGAGCTCGGAAAGCGGCCTGAGACCGTCCGCGAGGCCGACAAGCTTATCTTTTGTACTTTCGTTAACACCGGCTAAAGCAGCGTTTATCGCCTTTATCTGGTTGGCAATAGAAGATGATATAGTAACCTTTCCAACGCCCTTAAGCACATTGAGCGCACCTGCCAGAGATGAAATCTTACTTGCTGCATCCGACTGACTAAAGCCCTTTAAAGCATCGTTTAATTTTCTAATGCTATCAGCAGTCTTATTAAGTCCGCCCGTGCCGCCTGATGTAGCGGTTTTCAATGCCTTGAGTGTATCTATCAGAGCTTCCAAGCCTTTGACCGTATCTTTGCTGTCATTGACTATCTCGAACTCCAAGCCCTGAATTTCTACATTATCAGCCATCCGTTACACCACCTTCTTCTTTAAATTTCTTGTTATTTGACATCATAAATGCCTGCATAAACGCTTTTGCCTTTTCGTCCTGCCTCTTTTCAACCACCTGTTTCTTGCGCGTTTCATCGTTCCTGCTAAACAGCTCATAAGGCTGATTTGCATACGGCGTAGGCTTAGTGCCTTTCTTCGCAAACGCTCGCAATATAGGAGCAACGTCGATCAATGCCTCGTAAAAATAAGCGCCCTGCAACCACGCATCTTGATTTTTCAAATCCTGTTTTATCTGCGCTGCACGGCGGTAATACTTAACTAAATCGCAATCTTGCTCCCAATACTGCTCATAGGTCATGCCTATAGACAGGTAATACGGAAAAAGCTCATAAAATTTGTCTGTGTAAGCAAAACGGGGGATGGGGCTTCGTTCGCCTCCACCCCCCACGTTTACGGAAGAATGGCCGCTTACCAGCCAGCCTTCCAGCTCAGGTTTCCCTCATCGTTCTCCTGCTCGGGCTCGTCAAGCAGCGCCATAAGCGGCTCGTTGTACATCTCCACAAGTGCGCCTATAAGCTCGTCCTTGTGGTTCAGCTTTGCATAAATTGCGTCAATCACATCACGCTTAACAAAACGATGATGCGCAAGAAACGCACCCGCAAAAAGCGCGGGAAGAAGCGTCATAGGCTTACGCTCCATGTCAGCAGCCACAAAGCCGTTTTTCTCCATGAGCTCGATTGTCTTTCGAGTAAATTCCAGTGTATATGTAACGCCGGAAACAGGATCGTTAATAGTAAGCTGTTTTGCCATGATAAATCCTCCTTATCAATTTGGCTTGTAATCAGGTGTCAGAGAAAGCAATAGGTGTAGACGGCGCGATGGTAATAGTCATGCCCACAACTTCATTTACGCCGCCGCCGACGGGATAAACAGAAAGCTCGCCGTCAAAGCTAAACTTACCGTTAGAGCCATCAGGGGTAACAGTGCCGGAAACCTCCGTACCGCCGAACCACACTGCATAGCTGGCTTTCTTACCTTCAAGAGCCTTGAGCGTCTTGAAAGTGGTCATGTCGTAGTTTGCGGAGAACGACAGGCCATCAAGAGACTGAATGCCTGCAATATAGGTCTGCATGTTGTCACTCAGAGTAGTGGTTTCGAGCATTTCGGGCTCGCCGCCGAGATCGGGGAACTCTTTGATATCAACAAGCTTCGACCAGGTATCACCTGTGTCTCCTTTCTTCATCAGAAAGACTTTATATGTACTTATCGCCATAATTTACCTCCTATAAAGATTAGTACCGTCCGTTTCTGCCTTGTATCGGGCAACGAGCCGGTAAATTGTCGCATTTTCCATATTTGGAACGGGCGAAAGTGATATTCGCCTAAAATTCTTTGAATACATCAAACTATCGATGAACGTTATGATCTCGCGGCAAGCTGCTTTCTTACCAACGCTTTTGTTGGAATAAACGTTCACCTCATACATCAGCGTCGAAAACTCAACACTACCGCTGTCCATGTGCGCCTGTGTCGTGTAATTGTCCTGCTCGACAATGCTCACATAAGGGAAACCAGGCGGAGTGTTTATATATTCGCCGCTTACGATAATGCCGGGGAATTTGCTTCTGAGCGCTTTGGCTATCGGCGTGTATATCTGATTTTCAATGTCGATCATTTAAACACTTCCTTTGCCAAAGCAGTTAAGCTTGCTTCCAATTCCTTTACCGTTTCATACATCGGCATGTTTGCCGGATTGCCTTGCGTAATAACAACGGTGCTGCCGTCGGGCTTTTCTCTGACGATACCGTTAGAGCCGGGTTCACCGTAATAGCCCCATGATGATTGCTTGCCGTGACCATCACCGTACTCGCCGCGAGCCATACCCAGCTCACCCGCTTGCGGATGATTGTCGGGATAAGTAACGCCTGTACCGAACTCTATAAACAGCGTTGCCGTGCCCGTGGCGACTATTGCCATAGTGTTTCTGTCTCGTTCTTCGATCTTCACCACAACATCATTCGTGCCGTCATAGATCGCAGTGCCGAACTTAGCGCTCGCCGCGTTGTAACCCATTTTCGCCAAACGCCTCAGAAACTCGTTTGAGCGCTCTTTGAGCCACACGTTGTATTCGTTCACGCTTTTTATCAGCTCCGCAATACCGGCATTAGACAGCGGTACAACGACCTTTTTCACGACACATTCACCTTTTGAATTGCATACGCAATGGCATTAAGCGATTTTGCAACGCGCTTTACAACGTAGTCATAAAGTGGAGTGCCGTCCTCGCTGTATTCAGGCAGCTTATCAACAAACAAAACCGAGTTTTCGTCAATCGGACAAGTCAGGTCGTCAGTAACGATCACCTTGTCATAACCCGCGAAATTGCCGAACTGTTCTATCTGTGCCGTGCCTGTAGCCGACGAAACATTAGCTCTTAACTTAACGGCGGGTTTGTAAATCAACCTTGAGCCGGTTTCGTTGCCGTATTCATCCTCAACGATTTCCTTGCGGTCATAGAGCTGATACCAAAACGCCATTTTGTTTCGCTCTAATATCTTCATGCGTCACCTCCGAGGGTGGACGCAAAAGGCACAACATCTCTCAACAGCGCAGAAGGGATATCGGCATTGTCATAAGTGCGCGATATTCCATTTTCACTATGTGCCGTCTCCCCTTCTGCACCGCGTTTGTTGATTAGATAAACTGCGATCTCGACCTGAACATACTCATAGCGCTCAGGCACATTCTGCGTAGCAAACGTAAAGGGATATGCTTTCCTGCAAACCTTATTCCCGGCGATTTTAAGGTAAGTGGACAGAACGCTTTCATCCGTCTCGCCGGTCATAGCTTTAACCATTGCCAGTTTTTCAGTTTCCGTCATGCTGTCCACTCCTTTCGATTAAACGTTTTTATCAGCCACCGGTAGAGCCAGCGGTTTTGAAATCAGCTGCATTCGCAACAAATACGCTGCGACTGTAAGTAGGCGCGGTAAACGAGGTCGAAATGCCGGTAAACTTGCCGTGATACCACTCGGGGCCATGATCGAGGCCGATCTGACCAAAGAGCTGATATTTCTGACCCGCGCCGGTCTTAGCAAGCTCTTCAAGGAAGAAGTTGCCCTTGCCGGGAACGGGCTGGAACACAGGGGCAAGAACGTCGAGGTTCAGCAACAGCGCAGTGCCACCGGGCAGGTATTCACCGAGGTACAGGTAAACAACACCTATCGGGGTAACGACGCTCGACAGCGCGATACCGTTGATCTCACGAGACGCAGGGACTACCGACAAGCCGTTTTGTACCGCATCAGCGTTGATCTGGAACATGGTAGTTGCATCGCACCACAGGCACAGGCCGGTAGTGGGCGCATTCTGACCATAGATTTTCTTGACCATATCTGCGATATCCCACAGGCCGAGAGGCTTGGATGCCATTGCCTTGGTGTTGGTAGTAATAGCAGGGACGAGACCACGGGTCTTGTTGATCTTGCTGTCATCGGTGGCCTTGCTATATACGCCGTTAATGAAGGTGTACTCGATATCGGCATTGATCTTCATCATCTTTGCAGCAACCTGAAAATCGAGCTCGTTCATGGGGTTAGCCTGCTGATTGACAATATTGATGCCGCTCAGAGTGCCCATGTTCGACTGCTTTGCATAAGAGATGCCTACGCTTTCCTGAAAGATCTGAGTAACGTTCGTTTTCTGCTCACGAGTTACTACAGTCGCATCGGGCGCAGTAAGCGATGCGGTCTCGCTGATAGCAGGCTGAGCACCGCCGTCGGAAGTAAACTCCTGACCGGTAACGAACTCAACATGATTGGTCGTCTTTGCCCTGCCGCCTATGATCGAGGACAGCGGAGTGCGGGTATTACCCTTGTTAAAAAGCATTCCGGAGTAGTTAAGTACCCCAAAACTTGTAGCAAAAGTATCTGCCATAATTGGTTTTCTCCTTTATTCATTCTGAATTTGCGCCTCCGCCTGAGCTTTAAGGCGCGTGTAATACGCAGCTGCCGTAAAATCTCCGGCCTTCTGCGCGTTTGAAATCTTTTCGTCGTAATTTACAGACTCGTTACCGCCCTGACCAGGTGCAGGTCTCGGAGTCTTTTTAAGAGCATCTGCTTTAACTCTTTTCGCGTAATCATCAAGAAACTTCTGATTATTAGCAAAAACCTGTTCGCTGTTGCCCTCTGCCATTGCCTTAGCGGTTTCCTCTGCGAGCGTTTCGTCATAGCCCTGAGCGATAAATTTAGCTTTATACTCGGAAACCTTTTTGCCCTCGCGCAGCTCGTCAAGCTCTTTCTGCATCTGCGCGATGCTGTCAGCCTGCTCCTGCTTTTTGCGTTCGTCTTCAGAAAGAAGCTCATTGTGCTTTTTCTTCCATGAAGAAGCTTCAGAAGCAGCTTTGTCATACAGGTCTTTCTTTACCCAGCCCGTATAGTCAGGTTCAGGCGAGTTATAAGCTTCTAATGCGGAAATTTTCTGCTCGGCGGTCATATTCTCGTAACCGTCGATTTTGCTTACATCGATTTTTGCCATGATGATTACCTCCTGCGTTTTTTAGTCTTCTCTGACTGTGTTTTCTGTTTTTGGTAGGGTTATCTCCCTTTCGCGTTTTAACGTCTTCTCTGACAACTAACGCCTCTCAGCGATTGATTACTTTTTGCTGCTGCCTTTCTCATGCCGACCGCCATCGGCGAGCTTTCACGGGCGCTCCGCAGAGCCCGGGGGCAACAGGAAGGAAAAGAGAATAACAAAAAAGGAGCTACCGACATCTTTTCGATATCGATAGCCCCTAACTGGCTGTCCCTAATGCCCTATGCAATAGGCTGTTCGTATTTAGTTTTGCTTTTGATCTCCCAAACGCAAATTTTATTGTTCTTTACGCCGATCTCAATTCTGCTGCGTTGGCTCAGTGCCTGCTCTATCGCCGTTATCATCTCCGGCGTTAACTGCATTACCGTTCTCGGTTTTATCTCCATTAGCTATTACCTCCGCAGCCTTTCTCTGCTGCTCTTCCATGTACTCCACGCTCATTCTGTATGCAAGCTGCGGATCACTGAACAGACCGCAGTGTGTAAATGCCAGCACAGGCGCGATTTTAGGATTAGCGAGCATCATAGTCAATACGTTCGCTTTTTCGGTAATGTTCTCGTAATTTCGCCTTGTAAAGCGGATTTCGAGGTTTGAAAGCTTCAGACTCAAATCGCTCAGATCGCGGCAAATGTGCAGCAGCAGCTTAAGAAACTCTTTCTCTGCTTTTTTAAACACAAGCTCCGTGTCTTTGGCTCTCGCCTCAGCGGATGACCAGCCGTCACGCATAATAACAGCTGAGCCGGTGTCCGAAGTCGAAGAACCGCCGTTCCTGTTCGGCATGCCGCAAATCGTCAGCACAGTGTTGTACATGCTGTCAACAAGCGTCTGAGTTTGCGTTTGGTTCATCTCGGAAGTAAGATAATCAATCTCTGCTTTGAACTGAGGATCAATGTCCTTGAATTTGATCGCGCCCTCGTTACGCAGCTTTGAAAAATCGTCACTTGAAATATCAACATTGTGGAAAAGCATAAGCGCCTGAACAAACTGCTCAATGCCGTCAATACGGTTGCTTTCGGTCGTATTTATAGCATCCAAAAGCGGCAGCACAATTTCAAAAGCGCCAAGCCTTGCAGCGTTTGCGGGGTATTCAATGATCGGAATACCGAGTATCTGATCTTCGTTGCGCGTGATAGTGGACAGATTCTCTATCTCATAATAATGATCTCGCGTGTAACAAGAATAAACAAGCGTTCCGTCCTCACGAAGTATATACTTTACGCCCAACAGCGCCGGATTGCCAAGCTCACTTGAATAGACCACAAAAGCAAAACGCGGGTCAAGTGTAAATATCTCAAACGGCGCTTCATCTTCCTCTATGTTCGCATTCGCGTCGGGCAAAATCATCCGATACGATGTGCCGCAAATATGAAACCAATCCGCAAGCTCTTTGTCCTTAGCGGCCTTGTCCTCAGATATCACATAGCTGTTAAGCTTCAGCACCTTAGACGCAATACTCTCCTCGTCATCACGGCTGACGTACTGCACAGGCTCGCCCATAAGATAGCCGACCTTAAACGACACAATCTCATTAGCGCGATTTTCCACGATCTTGTTGCAAATCTCCGGTCTTACGTCCTTGACCCTATGAATAATCGGCTGATCTCCGCAATAATAGCGATAAAGATAGTCAATATCCGCGCTATTCTGTAGGTGCACAAATAGTGCTTTTTTAAGAACATCAACTATATTTTTTGCGTTGATCTCAGCGACATCCGTGTATATAACACGCCGCCCAAACAACATACGTCCCGCTATTTGTGACACCTCCTTTGCTAATTCTTACATTATTATATATTTAATTCTGTGTCAAGCAAAACTATCACACTTTGAATTATTTCTATTATTTGTCATTTAGCGCACTAACAAGGCCGCTTAAACACTTCTACTTTAGCGCCGCTTAAGCTCTGAGCGAATTCCGCAAACATAGCCATTCCGTCAGGTACATCGTCGTGCTTGTTTTTACCAGCTACGGTGTACGAGCAAAGCATATCCATCATCCGGCCGTAGTCCGAGTTTCGCTTATATTTGCTTTCGTCCAAAAACAAGCAGTGCTCTTTGACCCACGCTGAATTTACAATGATTTTTGTTTCCTTATTCGCCGTTGTAAATTTCGTTGTAATGTTGGTAATGCCGCCAAGCCTTTTAACCTCGCCTTGAATTTTCTCTGCCACACGTCGGCCGGCCGAGTTGCTTTCAAAACGGCACATATTGACCTTGTCTCGCACAAGAATATCCGCAAGGCGAATATCTACAGTGTCAGGCAAACCGTTATCGCAGATACAATCGCCGATATAATAATCCTGCCCATACACATAACCAACAGGCAAAAACGCATAGTCAGCGCCTTTATCCTTAGTATCACATACGCCGATAACAGCGTCCGGCTCCTGCGTGGGCAGTTCAAAGAAACGCCGCAGCTCATCAGGATGATAAATAAGTCCTTCCCTCTCTATCGGCTGGTTCATGTACAGCGCTTTCCAGCTGACAGAGTCCATAATGTCCCGCTGCTCACGATAAAACTTTGTAGTAAACCCTACGCCGTAATCGTAATCAAAATTGCTCTCGTCGTTCTCATTCATAGCGGGAAAGCGAATGAATTTCGCACGTGGGTTATTCTCATACTCCCGTTCCAAGCGGCCTATAACATCATGTACGCTCCACCGAGTAGCGATATGAAGCTCTTTGCATTTATCGCCGATCTTACGCTGCCGCAAGTCAGTGGTATACGTCTCCCACAGCTTGTCAAGCCGCTCCTTAGAGAGTGCGACTTCAATACCCGACACCAAGTCATCACAGTAAAGCAAATTTGCAGCGCGGTACAAACCGGCGTTTCCTGTGCCTATAGAGGTAAACTCCAGCGTCTCAAAACGCTGACACTTATCAAGATCGATGCGGCAATCCTTAGCGTTTGTGCTGCTGACCTGAACGGCGGGAAATACGTCATGCCAAAGATATTCGCCCTGCGCGTCGAACAGCCTCAAGCACTCATCATACACGCCGCGTACAAACGAGTTGGAGTGACTGCCGGTAAGGTTCGGATGATTCGGATCGCGCCCGGCTATCCACGTAAGCAGGAAGATTGCAAGCGTGGTCTTGCCGACACCAGGGGGTAAGCTCACGGCCAGTAGGTCGAGCTCATCGTCACCGCAAAGCGCCTGTAAAGCGTCAACCACAGGTTTCAGCTGCTTCTTTCGCGGCTGATAAAAGCGCTTATCCGCTTGCCTGTCAAGCTCCATATACGTCAAATAACTGTCAAAATCGTGCGGTGCTTCAAACAGCAGGCACTTACGCCACTGCTCATAAAACGACGCTTTATCTGCGCTCACACGCAGCTGCGCAGCGCACTTTGCCTTTAGCGCCTTGTTAGCAGCGTGAGCCGCTGCAAAATCCTCAGCTTCCCATGCGCGGCAAAGCGAGAAAAGATCCCCGTAAGCTCCCTTATCATCAGGTTTCTTATCAATCGCAGCATTTATAGAGCTCGCAAGCTTTTTGTAATTCACTCTAAGCACCCCAATTCTTGATACACTTTAAATATCTTCGGGAATTGAATAGCTATCCAATCAACCATTTCTTCGTTCTTAGCCCATGATTGATCTGACGCAGCAGCATTCCACTGTAAGCCACTTTCGTTTAAGAATGCATGGATTATCTCGTGACGCAAAGTGCAAGCCTCCGAGCTCTTACGCACTTCCTCCCTTTCGTCTTTCCAATCCTCAACCGTAGCCAAATCAAGAATGTAAATCTTACGATCACTGGCACAGCATAACCCACCGTAATGCATCCTTTCCATATATTCATTTTCGCCCGATCTCACCCGATAAACAGCGTACTTCGAGCCCAAAATATCGACCTTACGAATTAATTTCATAAGCACCTCCGCCAAATAAAAAAAGAGGCTACCCCTTTCGAGATAGCCCCTTAGCTGTCACCCTCGCCCTTGCAAGAGCCTACTTTATAAAATTCTCGGTATCACATACGCTAACAGTAGCGCGATACATATTATCACCAGCATATAACCGATGAGATTGAAAAAGTATTTCATTGCTTATTCATCCTTTAAGATTGCTTCATGCTGACCTTGCACCCATTCGGCATCCTTGTTCGAGCGTTTACCGTAACGGTACAGCCCCATATATACATTCTTATTTTCATAAATCGTCTGAACGGTGCTGATAACAAACGGCTTTCCGCTTCTGTTTAACTTCCCCTCTGCATTCAATCTGTCGACAACAGCTTGATAGGTCATGCCATCTCCGTCTTTCAATTTGAAAATTTCACGGACGACCTCAGCTTCCTCCGGCACAATAACCATCTGATGATTTTCGGCCTTATAGCCAAACGGCGTTCTCCCGCCGCTATAACCTCCGTTTGCAGACTTTACCGCTCTGCCGCCACTGGTACGTTTCGTTATATTGTTACGCTCCTGCTCTGCTACAAACAGCATCAGTGCCTTATAAACATTACCAAGCCCGGTATCATCATTGACAACTTCCTCTGTAGCGCTGATAAGCTTCATTCCGCGCTTTTCCAGTAGCATCATGAAATAATAATATAATTTAATATCTCTCGCCATACGATCAGACTTGGCAACAACAACAGCTTCAACAGGAGGATTTTTGATCTCACCATACAGAATCGAGTCCAGCTGCGGCCTATTTTCCTTAACGCCGCTTTCACCACGATCAACATACCAATTCATTATGGACATATCATGCTTATCACAATAATCAGCAATAATCTCTTTCTGCGACTCTATACCAAACTTATCATCCATCGCTTGAGCATCCGTGCTCACTCGGACATAAGCGATTACGTTCTTCATCAAAAAGTCCTCCGTGCGTTTCATTTACGATAACACAATATCATAATTACGGCATGTTGTCAATATCGTAATTGCAAAATTGTCTTTTTATTTTTCGCGCGATTTTTCGATGTTCGAGGCCGAGAAGGTCTTTTTATTTTTGCGAGTATTTGAGCTGCTAACCCCGCCCTGGCTGCGCGTTCCATTTCCCCCGCCCCCGGTACAGCCCCGCCGGGCATCGTGAACGCCGCGCAAACGGACAAACACATATTTTTTACGATAAATCTTGATTTTACTATTGACATTTACGGCGATTCATAGTATTATGTTGCCGTAAACAAAAAGCGCACCCGAAGCCGTAGGAAGCAAACCGGGCGCGCACCGCCAAGGAGAGCGGCACAGTTATTGTACCGCCTCCACCGTAAAAAATCAAGGAGGGAATTACAATGATCATCAACGGAAAGAACTATTTGTTACTCGAAAAGCGCGGATGTAATTTTAATGGAGGCGTCCCGGTCACCACTAAAAGCGACGTTGGCAATTATCGTGTATGCACGATGGACGAGACGATCCCCGGCAAAGACGGCCGAAATTATTTTCTCGAATTCTGCCTTTGGCAGAACCGCAGCCAGCTGCGCTACACCAACAAGCGCAACGGGGCACCGCTGAAACACCCCGTGCAAGAGATCATCAACCCTGTTGGATTGCACATTGACACGCAGTACACCGACGAAGGCGGCCAGTCCTGGCGAAATCTTTGCTTAGAGCAGCGCATACACAAGCGGAACCCCAGTTATACCACTGCCGAAATTCTCGCCATCGTAAACGAGATCAGCGCGGAACACTACGACGGCATTAAATGGGTACACTCTTTTAGTGAAGCTATTAAAAGCAACGCGAATTTTACGCCTGCCACATTAATTGCTACATGGGCAAAAAAACATCATCTTGAAACTGAGTCTTGCTTTGGTGAGCTCCGCATAAAGCTCTACACAGGAATTTATAAATATATGGCTTATAATATCCATAACTTTACCGATCACGACGATGTAACAATAATTCTTGAGGAAAACTAAACAAGGAGGGTATCGAAAAATGACAGTTTTATTAATTATCGTTATACTTCCGATCATGATTTTGTTCGATTGCATGAAGAAAAATAAATAACCTCCTGCACCGCCCTGAACACGCTTCAGGGCGATTTTCTTTTTACCCTATCGGCTGTATAGCCGGGCGAGAAAAGCCGATTGCAGCGCCATTAAAACGCGGCGTGCTGCGCTGTATACTCATATGCGCTTCGCTTTTGCCCTCTGTAATCGTTTGTGAGCGGGTTTTTCTGCGTGCCAGTGTAATAACCCTTGCAAAACAAAAGCCGCTTAGAACGCGTTTCAGTGGCGTTTAACGAGCAAACGCATTTTTGACAACGTGAGCCGCGCGGATCACAACAAATAAAAACACCGTCGAGTGCCCATGACAGGCGCTCGGCGGTTTTGCTTTGCTTTTTGCTCAGTTTTTAAGTCTAAAAATTTTTCAGCGCTTACGCGCGGGGCATAGTCGATAGTCGTTTGATAGTCGCTGACGATTCAGCGATAGTCGGTGGCTTTTCCCCGATAGTCGAGTGAGAGTTATTCGGCTTCGCCGTCCGGCTGTATCATAGTCGTGAGCCCGCCATAGTCGCTCGGCATAGTCGCTCAGGAATCTACTTCATAGTCGCTGGCTGACGCGCCGATCACGTCCTCAAGATATTTTTTCTCCAAAGTCTCAGCCGGTATCTGTTCACCAAGCTGCTGGTTAGGCGTTACAACGACCTCCTGCTTGTCCTGATATCCCATATTATTCTTCATAAGGAAAATTCCTGCTACGGGATTTATCTTGCCGTTTTGCATGTAATTTTCCATTTGAGCGTTCAAAATTATATATGCTTTTTTGAGTGCGACTCTGCTTTCGGCGGCTACAAAGTCGCTTTGAATGCCGTTTATCCACTTCCATAAAGTTCTTCTGTCAATGCCAAAAGCTAATGCCAACCCAGCAACAGAGGGTTTCATATCGTCATCAGCGCAGGTTTGGAAGTAGAGAGTAACACGTTCGAGGACGTTTTCAGGTTTTTTCATGTCGACCGATGGCCAACTCCACATTTTGAGGTTGTGTTCGAGGTATTTACGGTTATCGCCGGGCTCGGCTTGAACTGTACTGTCAGGACGTTTGTAACCGCCTGCACCTTTAGGGTGGCCGCGTCCGCGCTTGGGCGTTATTTCGGTCGTTGTTGTTTCGGTTGAAGTTTTGGTTTTAGATTTAGATTCTGCCATGTTAATTATCACCTTCTGTTGTAGAATTGTTGGTTGGAGTGTTAAATGATGCTAAGTAAGCGCGAGTGATTGAGGTTGCTTCGCTGTTATTAGCCCCAGCTGCGATTAAAGCGCGATAAAAGTTGAGAGCTACTTCGGCCAAAGCGCCAACAGCTTCTAACAATTCGCGTACTTCTTTTTGCGTGTTTGGGTTTTTGCTCATGACGCTGCTCCTTTCGGTATCATGTGATAGACTTCGTAGTATAGTTGATCGGCGTTTTCGATTGTTCGATTTTTGGCATAATTGCAACCGGCGGCCTCGATTGATTTGTAGAATTCTGCGACCTGCATGTTGCTTCGGGTATATTGCTGTTCACGATTTGAATTGACTATATAGGCGGCTATGATTTTGTTTTTGCGTTCAGCGCCTATAGCGGCGGTTATCATGCCTTTAGCGTGGAGGTCGTAGAGTTCTCGAGCTTGGTAATATAGCAGCTCGTCAGCCGGTGATCGTTCGCCTTGCAAAGGCAAATTTTGAGCCGCTTGCAGGATGATGTTATTTGCAGTTATTGACAAATTGGCTATTTTGAACACCTCCGATTTTAGATTTTTTAATACAGGACAGGGGACGGGCGGGCACGCGGTTTCCCTATATAAGTGTTTCGTTTTCTTATATGGTGTACACCATACGCTATTTTACGAAATACTCTTTTTATATTACTTTACCTGTCCCCCTGTCCTGTAAAAGAGAAAAAAGATAGATAATTCAAGGGATTGAGCCACGGGACAGGGTACGGGACAGGGGTAGGACAGGTCTATATCCTGCCCCGTTTTTGCTGTGACTTTTGCACAAAACCAACGTATTTTGATTGTGCAAAACGTCAAAAAGGTAATTCATTGATATTTTTGATAGCTCCCACTTTTTTCTGCCAACATCTTTGCCGACCATATTTCGCGGTATATTTTCTACCAATGTTTGTCCATTCAGGTATTGTAGCGACGATACGATAAATCTCTTGTGTCTCTTTCGGTGTTAAGTCTCTTTGGAAATCGCTGTCAGGAAATAGCGCCTCACATTTTAGCTCCTTAATGCATACGGTATCGCCCGGCGACTTCTCATCAAGGTACTTTTCAATAACGCCGATACGCCAATCATCCTCCATTGCTTCATCCTGTGCATGCTTGTATTCGGACAGCAGAGAGCGATCCGCGAAAGCTGGCATTTCGTCGCGTTCGAATTTTACACGCGCCTCTGCCCAACATTGAATGATATAATCGCGGCATTCCTGCTCATGATCGTGTAGATCATAACCATTGCTATTGACTGTTACGGGATAAAAACGACGGTTGCCGGTCTTGTCGCGCAAGAATTGTTCGTTATTGGTCGTACCTATAAAGATGCACCGGCGCGGGAACTCCATTGCGTTAACGTCGTAAGGCGGCCTGTATTTGTCGCGCTGCCGTGTTATGTAGGACTTGACGGCCTCCTGCTCTTTCGTTTTGGTAAGCGCAAGCAGCTCCGCGACCTCGCATATCCACGCGCCTTCTAATTGCTCTATGGCCTTTTGACCGTCCATTTCGGTTACTTCGGAAAAATAACTATCGTTAATGGCAAGCCATTTGACAAGCGTGGATTTGCCTTCGCCCTGCTTTGCACCGATGAGTACGGGAACATCATCAAACTTGCAGCCGGGCAGATAGAGCCGGTTAATGCCGCCGGCAAATATAAGGCGACTGACTTCGCGAGTGTAAGCGGTGTCCTCGACTTTTGCCCATTTAGAGAGAAAATGTATGCAACGTTCTTCTCCGTCCCATTCAAGAGTGTCAACTATGTCCTTTATCGGGTTATATTCGCGTTCCTTCCACAAAATGCGTAAAGCGTCAGAGTGTTTTTTGTCGCTGTACAGGCCGTAATTGGCTTCACAGAAATTTCGGCTTTGCGCCGCATCCGCGTCCGACCATCGGCATATTTCGCCGTTATGCGTGATCTCAGGCGAATTACGCAGCACATTAAAGCGAATGCTGCTGTATTCCATTCTCCCACGCATGATTTTAAGAAAATTGTCGATAGTTGGAACGGGTACGCCTTTGTCGTTTAAGCGTAATTCAAGGTCGTTTTTATCTTGTGCCTGTGATTTTTTAAAATCGGCTTCAAGCTGCTTGTCCTTTTGGCGGTATGCGCCGAGCTGACGGTTAACGACTACTTTTGCGCCAACTTCTGCCGCTCTTATCTGCATAAGCGCCTGTATGCGTTCGCGTTCTATCACGTCGGGGATATCAAACGAAACCAAAACGGAATTGATAAGCTCGGTAGCGTTCATGTTCGCTATGGCCTCGTCCGTTAATTGGTTGCAGTCAATCAGTTTCGTCATACTATCCCCCTTATGAATACAGCATCAGCCTATAAGCTGCACCGTCGATTTCTTTACAGGCAATGATGTAATGCTCGTCTAAAGGCTCTGTAGGGCTCTCAGGGGCATATTTGCGCTTCCACTTATCAAGTGTGGCATATACCCATAAAAGGCACTCATAGCGCTGCTGGAGCTCTTTTTCGGCTTGCTTGCATTTGTTATATTCCGTTATTGCCGCATTATAGGTTGCTGTGATCTCGCTGTTCTCGCGTAAAGTCATTTTGCGGTCGGCTACTATCGGTAAGCCGAAGTCGTTAATCAGCTTTCGCGTCGATTGTTCAAAATCAAGGTTGAATAATTGCCCCGTGAAGCTGATAACGTCGCCTGACCAGCCGCAGCCGAAGCAATGAGCGTTATGCCGATCTTTGATTTTGAATGACGCTGTTTTTTCATTGTGAAAAGGACATCTTGCAAAACCGGCACGGTTAAAATCCAGCCCGTAAGCCGTTGCGACAACAGTAAAATCAAGCATATCTTTTATTAATGCGCTTTTATGTTTCGCATTCATCAAGCATCATCCTTTCCAGCATTTCACGTCCCTCACGGTAAAGAATATCGTGTATCAGCTTGGCGCTTGTGTGCTGATCGCAGAATATGACCTGGCAGCGATAACGCGCCAGCCACGCAAGCAGCGACGCAACGAACGCCTGCGGCTTCATCTGACTGCGATAGTTGCCGCTATAAGCATCCTCCCAGCATTGATTTTCGATAAGCAGATAGATCTTTGCGTCGGCAGTCTTAGCGCGTTCAAACTCCCGTGCAAAGCGTGCACGGCCATTACAAAAGCACTGAGCCAATTCCGAAAAATCCATCTTGCGCTCTACGGCGGCGTTTAGCGTCAGCCATTCGCCGCCTATAGGAAATTTCGCCGAGTAGTCGCCAAAATCGAGCTTGCACCGTTCGTGTGGGCAGTTCATGCCCTTTAATCGCGCCCTGAGACGCGGCGTGTCCTGTTCGCGTGTGTCGACCAGTATCACCATGTCCGCGAGCGCATCTTCGATTTCACGCGGTGTCATAGGCTTTAGAACGGCAGATCGCTATCGTCGTCATCCATTGTTGTGAACGTCGCAGCCGGATAAGCGGATGCAGTGTCGGCCTTTTTAAGGGGCTTGTCCTTCGGCATTTTGAAATTGCCGTCGCGTACATCCTGCGCGGTGGTGACGGCACAGCACTCGGTTGTCCAGCCGGTGTTGCCGTTGTATTCCCATTCCTTATTACGGAACAGAACGCCGAGCCCCTTGCCCTTGAGTTTGGCTTCATCCCAATCCCAGTGGTAGCCGTTATTGGTTTCCTCAAGGCATGCTATAAGGTTGTTAAAGGATTTTTTCTGACTGTCGAAGTACTGATTGCTTTCGTTCGGGATGTTAATGCGATAGCAACCGCGCCATTTCTTATCATCGTTGATGTTTGCGCGATAGTCTGCCGCGAAAAAGCCCTTGTGTTCACCCTCGGCAATATCGAAGTCGATTTTCAGGACGCTGCCCCAATCGTAATCAATGACGCTTGCGTCCATGATCTTAGCGACATAGCCGCCTGCCGGAAGTGTTTCACGCGTTGTGGTACGTTCTGCTTTAAAGCCGTTGTAAGATTTAATCATTGTTTACTTGTTCCTTTCTTGTTTCAATATTCAAGCGGGCAACTGACACCCACGTATTTATCAGGTTCGGCGCACACTTCGTTATTAAGCATGCACCTGTAAGTATTGCATTTGTAGAAATAGCACTGTCGGCAGTTGATGTGCGCTTTGCCGGTCGTGTCTATCGGGAAAAATACCTTGACGGTTGCCGTACCCTCTACATAACCGGGTACACCGTTTTCAAACTTAGTCATATCACAACCCCCAATAACTTCTTATAGTGTCGTCCACGAATTTTAAATCGTTCTCGATCTCAAGCTCAAACATGCCCTCCGGCGACTTGCTTATATCGCTGCCGTCAGACTGCGTGATAAACATATGCTTACCGTCGCGGACTACACATCGCAGCACGATAGTTGCCATGCCTTCAATGCATACTTTTTCATTCAACAGTTTGCCAATTGTGCGTATTTTGGTCTCGCCGTAGTCGCTTGTGTCTTCGTGAACGACTATGTAGACTATGACGTCTTCGGGCAGCTCATTTTTGACGAACATCAGCAGTCCCCAAAAGCTATCGGCAATGCTGTTATACAGATCGAATGAGCTTGATCCGCTTTTCGGCGCCGAGTGGCCTTGCATAAACGCGTTGGTCATTAGATAACCGCCGTCATCGATAACCGCTGTTTTTACAGGCATCTTTTTCAGACCGTTCATAATTTTAACAGGATTGTCGCTGACCATTGTATACTTAAATTTTTTTCGAAACGGCAAGCGTTTTGCGATAACGTTAACAAGAAAAATCTCGTCCTCACCGAAGTTAAGTAGGCTTCGGCTTTTTCCGCTGCCGGATTTACCGTAGACAATAACGCATTCTCCCATATGGTTTATGCACCTCCCTTGCGTCCTCTGCGTTTATAACCTCTGCGCCGATAAGCTCGGCAAGTTCTTCGGTCGGTAAATCGTTGATTTCTTCTCTAAAGCAATCGGGGCACAAACGCCGACCGTTGGAAATGTACATTATATCGTCGCCGTAAAACCAGCCGTCGCATTCCTGGCATATGCAATCGGGGGCAGGAAAATCAGGCGGCTCTAATGGCCGTTCTATAGAATACATATTTACTTTACCCTCTTTCCATTGAATAATCTTGCTTTTTTCTTTCGGCGTATATAGCCGTTGATCAATACGCCGTTCGGTGCATTATGCTTTTCTAAATACGCCTTTTTCGCCGCTTTATCGGCCTTGTTATCTGCGCAATAGGTTTTGTAGCTATCGCACTTCGCGTGGCAAAACGGCGTTCTATCCGGGCAATTACGGCAGTCACTTTCCATAGCTTACAGGTTCAAAATCGTTACACCAGCCGTTGCGCTTATCGCAGTTACAAGCGCACTGATCGCAGCACCAGTCGTAATAGGTGTTCTCGCTCCGGCGGCATATTTCACGGATTGCGTTTTTATATAGCGCTATCGTATCATCAAGCACCGTTATCTGTTTGCGCCGCGACCAAAGAAGCTCCAAGTACATATCTTCAACTTTAGCGCTATATTCTTCGGGTTCACCGTGCAGCAGTCCTAACAACCACATGCGTATTTTATATAGTAGCCTTTTCATGTTTCCCATCCTTTCAAAATGCTATGCCCGAATGTTCGCCGCGTTCGGGCAGGTCGACCATTTCAGGCCGTTTTATTTCCTGCTCCACAGCCCACGCGATGTTCCACAACGCCGCTACAAGGTGATGCGCTTCCGCATCGCCCTGTATGTACAGGCTAAGATGCCGTATGCCGCTGTCTATCAAGCTGTGCTGGGGTATGCCTTTGTCGACGTTGCGTTCCCCGTAGTGGATCGCGCCGCGCTCACAGTGCTGCGCAAGGGCGTGTATCGCCCCCCAGGGCGCGAGATCATAGCGACCTTTCCCGTCGGCCTTATCCCTTACAGCGCCGGTCGAAAACTCGCGGCGTTCATCTTTTTCGAATTTCACTATCCTCCCACCTTTCGCCTATATCTTCTAAAAAGTGAAGAAATTCATGTGTATCTGCACAATAGTATTGCTTACCGTTAACGGTTACTGTATAGCTGCCGTCGTGATTGCTTTTGGCCTCCCAGCCTACGTTTTTTGCCATTATCGCCTACCATACCTTTCATCAAATGGCGAAAAGTTATCCTCGCCCACTATTTCACGGATGCGCCGATCAAGTACAGCCTTTGCATATACGATCTCGTCGTCGGTTTTGCTGTCCTCTACAACCAAGTCCGCGATCTCGTTTGCATACTTTACGAACGCCTCGCCGAATGCCCTTGCTCTGCCTGGGCCTAAGCCCAGCACTTCATTAGCGGCCATAAACGCGGCATCTTCGGCAAGCTGCATGCGGTTGCGCCCGTAAAGCTGTAGCTGAATGTTAACCTCACGCTGCACGGCCTTTGCAAATGCCGATTGCTTACCCATGCTTAGTCACCACCTTATGGCCTATGTATTCGTCGATACTCAGTCCGAGCGCATCGGCAAGGGTTTCTATTGTATCTATCCAGCCGCCGCGTAGTGATTTGCGTTCAAGCAGGCTTATCGTGGTTTGGGCTATGCCGGATATTTCGGCCAGCCGCACGATGCTTAACCCTGCATCCAATCGCGCCTTGCGCATATATTCCCCGCGTGTCATTTGGTATCACCCCATTCAAGCGCTTGCCCACAGTCACTGCAGTACGGGTATTCAGAATTATTCCCGCAGCCGCAAGTAGGACACAGGCCGATAACTGTATCATATTTGCCGAACTTCATCTGGCTTACCGGCTTTATTGGTGTTTGCCTGTTAATAGCATTGATTGCTAAGTACATTGCCTTTTTGTCTGCTTTTGTGAATTGATTATTGTTTAAGATGCAAACCAGGCGTTCTTTCGCTTCTGCTGCTGTCATTCGGCAGACTCCCCTCTCTTTCCGTTCAACCACAGCTTTAACTCATATGCGCATGACTCACAAAGCTCGTAGTCGATGGCATATGCGTAATCCGTACTCTTCACACTTATATATGTCATAGAACTTGACGGATGGATTTCAGCTCCGCAGCGGTCACAAAATCTTTTAATTGCCATTATTGATTCTCCCTTCTTTTTCCCTCTGCGCAATAGAAATTCGGCAGCACTTCACAATCAACACAAACACCGTGCGAACAGCACAGAGAACTTATATCGTCGTAGCTGTATTCGCAGTCCTTGCAGCGCACCACCTGCACATAGCCCATCTGCACCGCCATGCGCTTAAACTCGCTTTTTGTCGGTTCGTGAATATAAATAGGCTCGACAGCAGGCGCACACTTAATGCGCTCGATAATTTTGTGAGCGCCTCGCATTTCTGCGCTCGTTATTTTTCCTCTTGCCGTATATACCACCGATTGCTCGATGTCGTGTAACAGCGCTTCACGCTCTATGCATTCAGCCATTATTAGCACCTCCGTCCATCTTTGCCCCACAATAGGGGCAATAGTCTATCATCGGGCGATAATCAGGATCGTCGTAATCGTCCGGCAGTTCATGCTTGCAGTGAGAACAACGCCAGCCCCATTCCCTTTCATGGCCTGTAATCGGTGTTCCTGTATCTTCGTCAAACCATTCCCACTGTCCATGCTTTATAGGCGCGACGTTGACGGTAGGTATATCGTCCAGTATTTCTATAACGTGTTCATAGCTATAGCCAGCAATATAATAAATTTCGGATGCTCTTTCGAGTACGTCTGTACAAGCATTCGCAAATGCCGTATATACCGCATCTCTGTCTATGTATTCAGCCATCTTCGTCCTCCTTTCCGCTAAGCCACGCACTCAGCTTGTGCGCGCACGAAACGCACAGATCGTAGTAGGTCTCGTTTCCTTTCATTTTATGCCGCCTCATTATTGCGCGGGTCGCGGAGCTCATTGGGTTTATCTCCGCGCCGCAGCGGTCACAGAACAGTTTTGTCGCCAATGTCGTCCCTCCTGTTCCATGCTTCAACAACTTCATCTAATTTGTGCCCTGTGGGATATCCTTTGAGCGGTACAAGGCAGTCAGAGTTGTTGCACTTCACCATATACATCATTCCACCACTCGACCAATGTTCGATAATCGGCTTTCTTCCGCGAAGCGGGCAGGGTTTTAATTTAATCTTGGCCATCGTTTACCTCCTTCGGCTGATTTTTTGAAAAATAATATTCCTTCACGCATTCAACGCATGGTTTATTTTCATAATTGCCGTCATTTTGCGGTTGGTATTTCAAGTGCAATTTTGTCGGTATTTCATCGCAGAGCCAATAATCAACTCTCCCGAACGCTACAAGGTCTTCTGCTATTTCATGATAAGCAGCTCTCAGCGCTTCGTTTTCGCGCCGGAGGTTTTGGATTAAAAGATCAGTATCAGTCATGTTACTCCTCCTTAAAATGTCTTTTTGTTACTGCCATCGGAAACTCCTCGATTTCGCTCGCCCATCGGCAGCTTCCCTCGCCGTTTATGCGCTCCCAGCACAGTGGGAAACCGCCGATGCCGTCGAAAAGTGAGCCCATAGTCTTTACGCCCGATATTTCACACATCCTGCGCAGCATCCACTGCCAGAACGGCAGCGCGATCGAGTTTCCGAGTGCCTTGTATCGTGCGCTGTCACTTGTTTTACGCTTTTTACCTTTGCTGTCGAGGTAGTCACCTATGTCCGTCCATCCGTCGGGGAAGCCTTGCAGCCGTTCGCATTCGGTTGGCGTGAGTTTGCGGACTGCGTAGCCGTTCTGAATAGCACTGGGTTCTTTGGCTACCAGTGTCGGCTGAAGCTCCTCTTCAAAGGTCGGAGCGAACTTGGCGTTCTGCCCCTGGTTGAAGGTGTCCCTGCCGATGCCGTAGCAGACAGGAGCCTTATCTTCGGAAACCTGCGTAAAGCTGCCGGTGGTCATGGCATATACGGCATGGCGGTCTACGGTGTTGAGGGTGAAAGATACATCCTCATTGATGCCGTCACCCTGGGGATCGTTTTTGTCCTCTCGACCGATCATGGAGCCTTGCAGCACGAAGGTCTGCTGCTTGGTACCGGCGTTGGCGCATACCACTGCGGAGCGGTCGCCCAGTTCGCGGACTTCATCCCGTTGGTTCTGCGTAAACGCAACAATGGCGATGCCGCCCTGGTTACAGGAAGGATTACCGCCGTGGCCGTCCAGCGTCCGTGCGGTTTCCGCTTCGTAGATGCCGCTGTGCGGGTTCGATGATTTCATGCTGTTGCTGGCGTAAGAGCAGATTCCGTATGCTACACCCTGGAAAATCGTCTGGTCGTTGCCTGTGCCGAGCGTTCCGCTTTTCTCCGTCTGCACTAACGCTCCTTTGCCGCCTCCGTCACAGCCCCCCCTAATGCGGACTGCATAAGAAGCACCTGCTTCAGCAGTTTCGGCAAATCTTTGCCCCGACGCTCCGCTCTCCGCAATATCCCCTGACACGCTTTTGCGGTCAAATAGTATTTCGGATGCGGTGTCGCCTCCAAAATCTGCGACAAGCGCGATTCTGCGACGACGCTGGGGCACTCCCCAGTATTGCGCGTCATGCACTCGCCAAGCCACGCTCCATCTTCCGTCCATGTCGCGGAATCCTCCCCATGTGCTCCAGCCCTTTGCAGGCACATCAACACAGGGGGCTTCCGGCTCGACGATACGGATAATTTCCGTGAGGACCGCCGCGAAGTCGGCTCCTTTGTTGCTGCTGAACGCTCCGGGGACATTTTCCCACACCATAAATCGATGGTAAGCTGTTCCATATTTTGCTCTCATCTCCTTAACAATTCGAATTTGTTCCATAAAAAGCCCCGAACGCTCTCCGTCAAGCCCTGCGCGTTTACCCGCTATGCTGAGACCCTGACAGGGGCTGCCGCCGATGATGCACTCAACCGGCTCTATATCTGCGCCGTTTATCTTCGTGATATCACCGAGATGCTTCATTCAGTACACCCCCCTAAACACATTCTCCGAGCCGTTGCCGGTAAACCAGCAGTATGTATCAGGCAGCTCCCTTGCCACATCCGCGCCCTGCTTCTCCATGCTCCAGCGCCGGAGCACATCCAGCGCCACAGCGTACAGGTTGTCCCATACGGGGAAATCAGGGCTATAACCGTAAAACTGCCCCGACTGGCTCACCACGCCGATGATGGTATCGGGAAAGCGCACATCGTCAACGCGATTGAGCACGCACCATACGCACTTACGCTGATTATCAACAGTGCAGCCGCGAGCCTCGCCGTATAGCATCTGCGCCAGCGCTGTGACATCTGCCTCGGTGAAATACATCTCGTACTCAGGCTCTTCCACTTCAATGATGCACAGGCCGTTCGCGTCTACTTCGGGCGGCACACCGTCAGCAGCGGCATCGATACCCCATTTGTCAAGGGCAAGTAGTATCATGACTATCAGCGCCAGCAGAACAGCGCACACCTGCGCTATGATGATCGTGTGCTTATTCATCGGCTTCACCTGTTATTGTCTTAAAAATTTCGTCATCGTATTCGGGCATTGCCTTGATGTATTCACGCAGTTTACGCGGCATTTCCGCATAGACTTCCGATGCTTCGCGGCTGGTGATATTGAAAACAGGTGTGTTTGCCCATTCGCCGTCGCCAAATTCGCGTTTTAGCTGCTGCGCGTTTGTAAAGTCGGGTTTCCAGCCGTAAAGCTTGCTCCATACTTCGTTGAAACGTTCGACGGTGACAGGCTTGTTGAATATCATCAGCTTTGCACCTTCAAGGCCGTCGCAGAAGATGCAGCGCGATATACCTTTACATTTGTGACAATGCATTGAAGCATTGATGCCGTAGCCGTCGCTGATGCCGTAGCCGTAGCTGATGCCGTAGCCGTAGCTGATGCCGTAGCCGTAGCTGATGCCGTAGCCGTAGCTGATGCCGTAGCCGTCGCTGATGCCGGAGCCGCCGCTGATGCCGTAGCCGTAGCTGATGCCATAGCCGTCGCTGATGCCGTAGCCGTCGCTGATGCCGTAGCCGTCGCTGATGCCGTAGCCGTCGCTGATGCCGTAGCCGTCGCTGATGCCGTAGCCGTCGCTGATGCCGGAGCCGTTGCGGATGCCGGAGCCGCCGCTGATGCCGTAGCCGTTGACCTGATATTCTTTGCAAGCCTTAATCATATCGTCGAACGACAGCACTTTCTTGATTTTCAGCGTTCTGCAAACGCTTTTGTCGTCGGTGTCGCGCTTGATGTTTTCGTCGTAAGCTTCAACCAACGCAAATTTGTTCCACTGGATCAAATCGCGGTATCGCATGCAGTCAACAGGGTTCTCGCAATAGTGCAGTCCCCAGCCACAGTGTTCAAGGTTGCCCGTAACGGTATGTACGCTGCCCTCGACCTCGCTGTTTTCGTCGGCATAGCTGTAGTCGTTGTAGCCTGTCCAATCCCAGTTGAATATCTTATAACCAACCGCTATCGGTTTTTTCCCGTCAAGCATCGACGGGTCTATGCGTTTTGTTTCATTCATCGTTGTTCCCCTTTTACTTTCTTATTGCCTCGCGCATTTCTGCGATCGGAATATCTAAGGCCGCTGTCAGCGCGATTGCATTGCCGATCGTCCAGTTAGCAGACGGCTTTTCAAGTATCGTGCTAAGCTGTGAACGCGTTATGTGCATCTTTTCCGCAAGCCGCGTGAGCGACATATCAAGCGCCGCTTTTCGGCCTAAAACGAGTTCCTTCAGCGGATCGCGCGGCACACGGTCAAAGCGTGTTTTCGGCATTGTGCACCTCCGCTCTGATATACCGTTCGCGCCTTTTAGCGCACTCGTCCTCGGCTGTGTTGGCAAACCACACAAGCGCTGATATTACGCCGCCGATGATGAAAACAACGCCCATGACAGCCATGAAGAATAAAGCGATCATCATTTTCCTTACCTCATTCATCAAAGCCGGGCAAAAGCTGCACAGTATCAAGAAGCAATTCAAGATCGCTGCGGCTAAGGCCGGATTTGCGAATAATATCATTTACTCGCTCGATAGTTTCGGGATCATCCGTCACATATTCCTGTTTCGTGATGGGCGTATCGCGGTAGTAGTATTCCGTGCCTGTAGGTACGCTGTACACAAGATGTGAGTAAGCATACTCGATAGCCCTTGACGCCACTTCTGACAGCGAACGTCTTGTTTCTTCCGACATCTCGCAGACATGGGCGTAGGCTACCATGCTGATACGGATGCGGGGGTACTGCTTCTGCCCACCAACGCGAGTGCCGTTGTTACGGGGCATTACGAATTTATCTATTTCTTTTGTCATTTTCTTTTCCCCTTTCCTATAGTTGGTTTTAATCAAGTACGGAAATCGTCTAAGCAGTATTCAGGCCGAACGCGAAGAGCTGTAACTATCAGCGCCAGCTCGTATCGGCTCAGCTCTGCGCGGTTTAGGATGGCTTCAAGCTCTTCTATCCGCGCAGGGTCTTTTTCTATGAGCTCAAATCTGCGAAAATTCATCTTTCCTCCTTCCGCGCATAAACGCAATAAAAGCCTCACGCGGTATTTTTACGCGGTTGCCTACGATGATTACGTCAAAGCCCAGCAGCTCCGGGCGCTGCCTTGCCGCAACGCGGATAAGCTGAGGGTCAGAGTGCAGCACACTTGCCACCTGTGCCGGTGTCAGCGTTGTCGCGTCCATGCGTTCAACTTCCGATAGCGTCATGCGTTTTTTCTCCTTTCTGATTAGTCTTTATCCTGATCGTTCTTCTCGGCCTGTGCCTCTGCCATATCCGCTACGCCGTTGGCATAGCCGTTGAAATACTGCTGCTTATCGGCAGGCAGTTTGCTGAAGATGTCGGCCATCGTCTTGATGGTCTGCTTTTCTTTTTCACTCATTTTTTCACCCTCTTTCTATTGCGATTGTTTACATTTTGTGATACCCTCCTGTAAAAAGGAGGCGCTTTATTAATGGATTTCGACAAGATTTTTCTGTCCGATATGGACACTCGTATCATCCTTGCGGTTGATACCGCCGCTGTTGTACGTCTGCATCCTGCCGATGCAGGCCATTTGATTTCTCTCGGGTTTATAGCTCCTTATGCCTTATCAGAACGCACAGATGAATATGTCATAACGTCTGACGGCTCACGCTATTGTGAGTACTATCGCGAAAAACAGGCTGAGAGAAAACGTTCAGAAGAATTTGCGCGTTTCTCGCGTAAAGTATCACTTGCGTCTTTGTTCGTGGCGATATGCAGCTTTTTGCTTTCTCTTTATGCGATCTTCTTTAAATGAAGAAAAAGTGTTCTCAGCAATCGCAAGTATGATAATCATCCCCGTACCCACGCCAGCACCGAACGCTGCGAAAATACCCATGAGCAAATCAAGTTTATCTATGCTTACTTTCCTCACCCCCTTTCTGTATGTTGCGGTTGTTTCCCTTGGCAACATTAATATACCATTTTTATTTCCCTCTGTCAACATCTAAGTTAAAATTTTTTGCGTTTTTTGTTGACGTAGGGAACAGTTTATGATATATTAACATCGAAAGGTGGTGATAACATGAATGAAAGAATTAAATATGTTCGTGCAGAACGTGGATTAACACAAGAACAATTCGCCAACAAGATCGGATTAACGCGAAATTATGTTGCAAGGATTGAAATAGGGGAACGCACGCCCAGCGATCGTACCATATCAGATATATGTGAAAAATTCGGGGTAAACGAAAAATGGTTGCGTACTGGCATTGGAGAACCTTTCGAACCTGTAAGCAGATCGGATGAAATCGCAGCCTTTGTAGGTAAACTGGTTAATGACGGTTCTCCGATACAACAGGCGTTCATAACGGTGCTTGCACGGACTACGCCGGATGAATGGGCACTGTTTGAAAGCAAGCTGCTTGAACTCGCAGCCGAAGTCAAAAATATAAAAAAAGAAACCGACCAATAAAGGCCGGTTTTTTTGTTGCTGTGTTTACTTCATGTTAAGCAGCATAGTGTATACAAAATTTAATTCGCGGTTGTTCGCATCTTTCAGCAGTCGTTTAATTTCTTTAATCAGTATTTCCCGTTCTTCTTTTGCCGTCATCTTTGTTCTCCCTTCCATTTTTGCTCATTCTCTTATTTTGATATTATTTGTCGTTTATTATCTTGTAAAGATATTAGCACAATTGCGTATATTCGTCTATTCTTGTTATGCACAAACATAAAATATCCTTTTTGTGCAATTTGCGCGATGGATTATATGGGCAATGTACACAAGCCGAAATTGCTGTTATTAAGCAATCAGCCGAAATTGTTGAAAAATGTGGAATTGTTGGTGTGTAAGTGGTATCATTGTAAATATCCACAAAACACACAGATCAATCATTAAAGGGAGGAAAACATGAAGAAATGTAAGTATTGTATGTCGGAAATTGACGATAAGGCGAAAATTTGCCCACACTGCGGTAAGCGCCAAAAGAGAAGCGTTATAAAGACTATTCTCAGCTGCATCTTTCTGCTTTTCGTAGTACTGGCGATAATCGCAATAGCTACCGGCGGCGGTGATAAAGACGAGGCCGGTATCATGACTATGGATAAGTTTAATGCCATTCAGAACGGTATGACCTATGAGGAAGTCGTTGAGATCGTCGGTGGCGAGGGTGAGCTTTCAAACACTGCCGGTGACGGCGAGTATAAAATTGAGCTCTATTCTTGGGATGGTAACGGCAGCGTTGGCTCAAACGCTAATGTTACCTTCACAAACGGTAAAGTCTCCGGCAAGGCTCAGCTGGGATTAGAAGCGTCAGCCAGCAACAAAGAGAGCACCTATGAAACTAAGCGTGACCTTTTTGAAGATGAAAATCTTAAAGTTACATTTTTAAAAGTATACGAAGATGATAATGCAGAGGGTATGCTTTATTTGCAATTGAACGTAGAGAACAATTATGAGCAGCGGATCACTGTTATGCTTGAAAACCCTGTCGTAAACGGTTATAACACAACCACTCTCGGTGCAATGCCTATGGAAATTGACTCGGGGGCTCAGAACAAAACGCCGTTTATCTATAATGAGGAAAACGTCAGCATTGATAAGCTGGACGATCTCAAAAACATTAAATTTAATATTTCTATCTATGACTCCGAGACTATGAGCAATCTGTTCACTTCCGAGCAAATAGTCATTGACTTTGAGAATTGATTTTCAACTCACCCTGCCTGCCGCTGCAACCCGGTAGGCAGGGCTTGTAACAGATATCCCTTGTAAACCTTTTATCTGCTACGGTTATAGCGTAACATCTGTCTTGATAAATGTCCATGCAGAAATAACCGAAACCTTAAAGAAATAACCGAAATCGATTTCGGGAATTACCCGAAATTTTCGTGAATTTCAAGAATTCATCGTGTAATTCAAGAATTTCTCGTGTATTTCAAGAAATTTTAATAGGGGAGATGCTTAATGTGTCAAAAATGGAGGACATGCAATCCTACTTTGACGAGTACCCTGAGGCACTGCGAAAAGCGAGAGCTTCAAGCAGTCTTACGCTGGCAGAGCTGGCAAGGATAAGCGGCGTTCCTTACAACAGCATTTGTTCCGTCAACTCCGGCACTACGAAGCAGCCGCTGCTTTATTACTCTGCGGCAACCTGTAAAGCCCTCGGCTTATCCTTGGACGAGCTGTTCGGTATAACAAACACAGAGGGCAGCGTTACCCAGCTAAAGCGGATAAACGCATTGGAGGTTAAAGCGGCGTGCTTGGAAAAGGACGTTGAGCACCGCAGGCGCATGAACGCTGTTTACAGGCCGCTGATTTTCTGCCTTGTCGGTGTATGCACAATTCTGCTGTGCGTGGGCGTGGGATATATCATAGTTGATATACAGCTAAAGAACATCGGCTTGTTCAAATCCGGCGGCTTAACGGTGCTGGCCGTGTTCCTGGCTGCCGTGGTGCTTGCTGCCGTCGCCCTGATCGCCTTTGCGGTGAAAACCGTAATCCACGATGCCAAAACAACAAAAAGCCCACAGGACTGACTCTGTGAGCATTATTCGCTATAAATGTATTTCCAGCGAATATCTAAGGGGGTTAAAGCGAATAATGAAGTGTAAAAAATGCAAAGCAGATATACCGGATGAACTTCATCCCGTGTACTGCTGCTACTGCGGCGAGAAGCTTCAGCGCGAGCGCAAGAAGAAGGACGAAATAAGAATACCCACGCCGCGTAAGCGTGGGCAGAAGTGGTATGTTGATCTTCGCCGTGAGGGCGTGATGGTGATCGAGGCCACCGAGGCCGAGGCGAGAGCAAAGGCGCTGGCAATTCGCACGGGAGTTGTCGCCGCCGAGAAAAAGCGCCCCCCACTCACGCTGCGGCAGGCAATAGATAATTATATCAACGATCGAGATAACGCCCTTTCGCCTTCCACCATTCGCGGCTACTACACGATCCAGCGCAATGCGTTTGCTGATGTAATGGATGAAGATATCCACGCTGTGCGCAACTGGCAAGCCGTTGTTAACGAAGAAGCTGGGCGCGTCGCAGCGAAAACAGTAAAAAATGAATGGCGGCTGACTAAATCGGTGCTGAAGCAAAACGGTGTTGCTTTTGATGTTACATCGCTGCCGCAAGTAGTACACGACGAGCTTCCGTGGCTGAACTACGATCAGATAAAAATATTCCTTGCCGCTGTGCGCGGTGCACCATGCGAGCTGGGGGCGCTGTTCGCGCTTCATAGCTTGCGCCGTTCCGAGTTGTTGGCGTTGACGCCTGATAAAATAAAAGATGGGAAAATATTAGTTCACGGAAGCGCAGTATTGAATAAGGATAATAAGCTTATTCAGAAGCGGGAAAATAAAAATACTCCATCTCGCCGAGAAATTGAAATTATGATACCGCGCCTTGAGGAACTTCTTGCAGAAAACACTACGCCAGTTGGTACGCCGTATATTCGTTTCAATCCTAATACTCTACGCGCTCAGATAAATCGGATCTGCGAACAAAGCGAGTTGCCGCTGGTTGGCGTTCACGGTCTGCGGCGCAGCTTTGCATCGCTGGCGTATCATCTCGGCTGGGCGGAGCAGCAGACAATGAAAGTCGGTGGTTGGGCGGACTATAAGACTGTGCACGATATCTATGTTAAGCTTGCCGCGGCCGACGAAAAGCGTGATATAGATCGTATGAAAGCGTTCTTTAATTGA